GTGTGACTATGTCCCAGTGTGTTGATATGGTGGATATGGTCAAGTATCGGGATTTTTTTCTCCACAACACTCTCTGTCAATATCAACACCGCCTCTGTCAGCGGAGCTTGTGCCACATCCCTCGTGACACTTAACGGGTTAACCGTCGTTACCGTTCCCACTTCCAAATCGCAAGGCTGGCTGGCTTTTGCCGTGGCCTCTGATACCATTACAAGTGCGTCTACAAGGTTCATATCTTCACCTCTTAAATCTCATATAGTTCTATATCCATTGTGTGTTTGTCGTTTTCAAAAGTATGAGTTATTTTTTCAATCAACAACCACTGATTAAGGTCGATGTCTCCGAGATTTTTAATTTGCATAAGGATCATTTGGCCAGCCCTTAACCCCAGCACGCCAAGAGAGGATACTTTTAATGTCCTTAATCGGCGGTTGTAATAACTAAGCGTCGCCTCGGCCTGTGCCTGAAGCTGTGCTGCATTGCTGTCATTATCGACTTTCTGATATAACTGCAAAAGGCCCCAGCGGGCTATGTTGTCGGTATCCTGTGCAACATATACGTCCGCGGCGCCCGTTTCCTCGTTTGGCATTGCTACTTTTACGGAATTATATGTCTGTTCATCTATGTCTGTTTTGTAGGTATAATCTAAGTCAAGAGACTTGTCGCCAATCATAACATTGGCTTTCATATCCTCCGCCGCCGTAAGGCACAATCCGTCGCCGTTGTCGTAAAAAACATATAGAGTGCCTGTATTTAACAGGGTTTGTTCCACTACCCCCTGTATTATGTCAAGACAGCTCTGGTCCGTTTCAATTAACGACGGTATGGCATAGCCCGTATCGGCAATATTGGCCACATCTAGCTGAAAATCCTCCGCTATCTGTTTGATAATGTCTCCTGCCGTCTGCCCGTAAAAACTATATGAGGCGTTGGCCTTTAAGTATCTCATACGGTCATAACAGGTGACATCAATCTTGCCCCAGCGGTCCTTTGACTTAGTGAAAACCCAGCCAAAAAAAATCAGCTGGCCATCTACACTAAACCTGACCACGTCGCCCTCTACAAAAGACAGCGTTCCGCTTTTTTGGACGGTAAATTTCAGCACCCCAGGGCTTCCGGTTCGATTGGTCTCATACGATATCGTGGTTGTGGCGTTTGCCGCGTTCCACATTTTCCCGGTTCGTTTTTCTCCGATGATTAATTCAACCTTCATTCGTTGTTCACCACCGTTAAGGCGCTGGCTTTTACCCAGCCTAAATCTCCGCCGCTGGTACTGTTGATATGCACCGAATACTCGCGAGTTGCGTCGTCGGTAATTATACGCGACACAACACACGTTCTGCCGTTGCCGTTGCCGTGAGGTTCGTCGCCATAACTTGAAGAGTAGAAATCCCCATTAACAACGCACTGCGCCCCAACATACAACTGGCCTTCGGGTATGCTTCGGGTCTGTTCGGTCGTGGCTATCTGTGCCCCTGTCTCGGGATCAGTCTGTCCGGTAAGTGTTACCTCCTGCGGGGAATAATCCTTATATTCGGTCAATTCCAGCTCATAGTAAAAGTCGCCAGTCTCGCCGCCCTTTTCCGTATATTCAAAGTGTGTTACAAGGACGTCAAAACCTGTATCCTGTGTCATATATGGCTCGCCGTTTTCGTATACTCGGACCGGCGTATATGTTATGATCTGCTTCTGCAACATTGCTGTTTCAAAAAAATTTATATAAAAATACGGCTCTTTAAAAGAGCCGCTTGTTAATGTCATTAAGTTTATTCGTCCCGGAAAATAACTAGATATTGTTACGGTGCGAAGCCCTGGAATACGCGGTATCATTATAGGGCCCAAGCCCAGAACATTCTCGTCGTCGTTTTCCGTTTCTCGTACCGTCGGAAGTTCCTCCGGGTTAATCGGGAGACGAAGGACAAGGCCGTCTGTTTTTCTTGAGAAAAAAAGTCCATAATCAATTGGCATATTTGTCCCTCCCTTTTAAATCGGCAGCGCTGTGCTTCGGTATGATGATGACGCAGCCTGCTCAATAATAATGTCTTTAATAGTATCAGCCAGGGCCTTACGGTCTGCCTGTGTATTCCCTGTATTTTGTCCGCTGACGTTAATAACCGGCGTCTGGGATGTAAGGTTTATCTTGTTGACATACTGCCTTGTGGCCACATCTACAAGGGATTTTATGTCCTCGTTGCTCATATCTACATCCTTTGCAATTTTTGCCGTTGAATTTTTAATGTCGCTTATATCGCTGCCCATATCACCAAAGCTGGAATAATCAAACCCGGCAGATGTATCTCCAAAGAGGCTAAAATTTGAGCCCTTATCATAACCGGCACTATATGCCCCGGTTAAGTCTTTGTAATCCATTGATTTGACATATTCCTCCCAGCCAGCAGCGTCCTTAGTTTCCGCAGCCTTAGCAGAAAGAGTGTCAATGAAATTTCCAAGTTTAGATGTCAAATCAACCTCTATTCCCGGT